CAAATATTTTCACTTTTATTCTACAATTCTTATTAAACTTAGTTAAAATTTACTATGCACGCATAATATTTAGTAAAAAGAACTAAAAAACCATACATTAGCAATACAGAAACTGTTTTTAAAGAAACTCCCTCGTATTACTCAATAGGTTTTAGGTTTTAAGAGTTAGTATAAAGGGAGCGTAGAATTTAGGGGTTTTGACTACGCTCTCTACTAACATCAATACTTAATATATGGCTAGAAAGCCCAAAATATCCACACTAAAAAAGAAACTAGATAAGGTTCACTCCTATTATGTGCGTCTAAGAGATACAGACTCAGACGGCTATGGTGATTGCGTATCTTGTGGAACTACTTTAGAATGGAGTCAGGGGCAAAACGGACACTTCAGACCTAGACAGCATCTCTCTACTCGTTGGGAGGATACCAATACTCATTTACAATGCTCTAGATGCAACTGTTGGGGTGGTGGTGAGTCTTATTTATATGCTTTAGAGTTAGACCGTAGATACTACGAAGGTAAGGCTGATGAATTAGTAGCTCAATCTAGAGAGTTTAGAAAGTTTATGGTCTTTGAATACCAAGAACTAATAGCTGAATACACAGAAAGGTGTAAAGAATTGCTTAAGGATAAGTCTTTTGACCTTAAGTTGTAACCTGTAAATAAAAGTTTTCGTAAAGTTTTCGTAAATAAATTTGTTTTATATGTAACAATGTGCGTATATTTGTCGTATAATTAAATGTAATATGACACATTCAACAGAAAGATTAGCACAAAGAGTATTAAACGTAGATACTTTAGACGTAGTAAAAGAAACTACTACGGCAAACTATAATAAGATAGGTGAGTATAAAATGACAGACCTTATTAAGAATCAAATATCTAATAAAGTAGATGAGATTAGAAATAAAGACTTCGGTAATAGAGATTATGGAGTCCTTATATATAACTTCGGTAAGGTTGTAAGCTTACACGATTCTGACGGTGAGTCAAACGGAGACAGCTTATACGCTATAGTTAGAAATAATGAAATATTTACTATCTGCTTTGTGAAGTCTTATACAGGGTTTGGTTCATTAGAAGCTAAGCTTAGAGTAGATGGAATAATTAAGAAACTAAAGAACTTTAAAAAGAAATAATATGGAGGACTATAAATCAGGATTAACTTATATGATGGTAGAACAGGGAAATAATATATTCAAATATCTGCTAAACGACCTATCACCTGCCTTTGAAGAAACCTGCAACGATATACTTAAGATTCATTCTAAAGATGCTCTAGTGTACTTTGCAGACCCTAAAGAAATAGAAACTAATAAATATCCACAAACTAAAATAATTTAAAAATAATTCGTTTTATATTTGCGTATGTCATTTATATTTCGTATGTTTGCACAGAATTAATAAAAACCTAAAATAATAATTTATGAATCTAAGTGAAAAACTAAGTAAAATCCAAGTAGAGCTTAAAGTAGCTAAAACCAAAACTAACAAGTTTGGCGGTTACAAGTTTCGTTCTGCAGAAGATATCTTGGAGGCTCTAAAGCCTTTAAATGAGAAATACGGAGTTTACTTCATTATTCGTGAAGAACTAATCTCAGACGCTGTTATTAAGTCTGAAGCTAGTGTCTTTGATTTAGAAGGCTCTTCTATTAGCTCTACAGCTATAGTAGGAGTTGACTTGAATCAAAAAGGAATGGCTAGGGCTCAACAATACGGCTCTGCTAGTTCTTACGGAAAAAAGTATGCTCTAGGCAATCTATTACTGATTGACGATACAGCAGACGCTGACGCTACTAACACACACGGAAAAAAACAAACGACTACAGCAAAAGCTGAGTTAAAAGAGAACTCCGAAGCGTATGTTAAAGTAGTTACAGCTCTCAAGTCAGGTAAGTTCACCGTAGCTGACATTAAAGCTAAATACGTACTAAGCTCGGCAATAGAGTCTAAACTTGCAAACCTTTAATAATTAACATTTAAAACCTAAATTTTATGAGTGCAATTATCAATTTTTCAATCAAAAAAGACAAATTAACTTTTAACGACAAAGGCTACGCAAATGTAACTATGTTCTTAGATGACGAAACTAACCAATGGGGACAAAACGCAGCGGTTATTATGTCACAAAACAAAGAGCAGAGAGAAGCTAAAGAAGCTCGTACGTATATCGGAAACGGACGTGTAGCTTACGTTTCTGACAGCGGAGTTGTAGTTGGTGAGAAAGTAGACCAAGGGGTTACTGCTGATAATCAATCTACAGCAGGTAGAGAGACTCCTGACTTACCTTTCTAAGTCAACCACAAAAGAAAGTACCTTAATTAAATCTAAACCCTTAAAACCCTATATATATGATTTCAAACGCAAATAACATCAAAGAAAAACTTTTAGACGTAAAATACGACCGTATTGAACAAGGTCTTAAGTTAGATGTTCCTGAGTTTGACGAGTGGCTAAGGTTTAAGAGAGGTGCTTTCAATATTTGTGTAGGACACGCTAATACAGGTAAAACTACAGTAATCATCTACTTAATGGTGGCGTATGCTTTGAAGCACGATTTGAAGTGGTTAATATTCTCTTCAGAAAACACGGACTATTCCATTGCTAGAAAGATTATTGAGTTTAAACTTAAGACTCCTATACAAAAGATTCCTGACGCTACGATTGAGTCAGAATTGGAGTGGATTAATGACCATTTTAAAATCATTCAAGTAGAAAAGATATATAACGCTCGTACACTACTCAAGTTAGCTAAAGAGATTAAAAACGCTTGGAGCTATGACGGTTTCTTAATAGACCCTTATAACTCACTAGCTAAAGACCCTCAGCTAATCCGCTCAGTAGGTGGGCACGAATACGACTATCAAATCGCTTCTGAGATGAGATTATTTTGTAAAGAGAATAACGTTTCAGTGTGGCTAAACACTCACGCTGTAACTGACGCTCTTAGAAGAGTTCACGACAAAGACCACGAATTTGCAGGTCACCCTAAGCCGCCAACTATGGCAGACGTAGAAGGCGGTGGAAAATGGGGCAACAGAGCAGATGACGTGATAACAGTGCATAGGTATACACAACACCCTGACAGGTGGATGATTTCTGACATTCACGTTCGTAAGGTTAAGGAAACTGAGACAGGAGGGCGTCCTACTAATATGGATTCACCTATCTCAATGAGAATGCAGGTAGGAAACACAGCTTTCACAGTTGCAGGTCAAGACCTTATAGACGTTAAAAAACAGGAACAAGAGCCTAAGATTGACTTTAATAGTCACGCACCAACAGAGTTAAACCCTAATTTATTTTAAAATATGGAAACAGTAATTTTTATTTATATAGTATTTGCTTTTGCTATGCTATCCACTTACTCAACAGAGAAAAATGCAACGTTTGAAATTGACTTAATAAAAGGCTTTTATTTCGGAGCTAATTATGATTCAATAGAGACAGAAGAGTACACGGTTAGCTATTTACAAGTAATGTTCTTTTGCGTTGCTTTCACAATCAAATACGTAAAAGAAGATGAGCAGAACTAACGAAGCGCTGCAGCTAATATCTAAGCACCATTCAGAGTGTAAGCAAATGGTTCTAGCTATAGCAGGTAATTTGCCTAGAGTTCAGCGTGATGCTGAGGACTTTGTTCAAGATATGTACATTAGACTATCTAGATACCCTGACTTATATGAGAAGGTCATTGATGACAAAGGTAATGTAAGAAAAGGTTATTTATTTTTCACCTTAAGAAGTATAGTTTTAAATGATATTAAATTAAAGAAAAACAATATCTACAAGACTTATACTGATGGTAATCACTCAGAGATTGACTTTGATGAAGTTATCGCTTACGAGGATTCAGACCCTTACAAAGATGAAATAGAAAGACTAGAGGCTAAAATGTACGATATAGTAGGAGAAGAGCTACATTGGTTTGACGCTTTATTGTTTGAGAAATACCTTAAAGGAGGTAAAACTTTCAAACAGTTAGCTGAAGAATCAGGACTAGGAACTCAGACTATATACAGAACAATGAAGAAAGCTAAGTTAGCAATCGCTGAAGAGCTTAGAGAAGAGTATCAAAATTTTATTAATAACTATAAATCTAGAAAATAATGGAAAATCTAAATGAAAGAGTATTTGAGTTATATGACTCAGGAGTAAGCGCAGGCAAGATAGCGCAAAAGCTTAAAGTAAAAAAGTCAGTAGTTAATGACATCTTAGGAGGAGCAAACGACAAAGGACTAGGAGACACTATAGAGAAGTTTACAGAGGCTACAGGAATTAAAGCTGTTGTAGAAGCTATTACTGATGATTGCGGATGTGCGGCTCGTAAGGAGACTTTAAATAAGTTGTTTCCTAATCGCAAGCTAAACGATTTAAGTGTTGAATCCTATGAATGGTTGAATACTTGGTATTCTCAAAAAAGAAGCGCTGTAAAACCTTCTGAGCAAAAAATGCTAGTTGATATATATAACGAAGTATTTAACTCAAAGAGAGTCGTTTCTAACTGCTCACCTTGCATAGCTAGTGTTAACCGTGAATTAAAAAAGGTGTATGAAGCTGCAGAAATTACAGAGTAAGGAGGTAGTTACAACTAAGGACCTTAAGAAGCTCTCTCTAACAGACCTTAGAAAGTTCGCTGACCAAATGGCTACTAAGCTTTTGTTTATGCATTCTACAGGAAAACAAGAGACTGAGAAGTATAAAAGAGCTTGCGGTGAGTTGTATCACTTATCTCAGTTAATTGAGCAAAAGGAGCTACTGAAAAAGAGTAAGTAAACCCCTGAAGTGAGGGGAGGTGTAAAAGCCTCCCTAAACTTTTTTACAAAAACATTTGGTGAATTGAATTATTTGTCGTATGTTTGCAGTATAATTATAAAACAATATTATGTATTTATCAGAAAAACTTAGAGAAGAGTATCAATCTAAACTAACTCAGTCAAACTTAAAACACCCTGAGATAGTAGGTTCTATATATAATGAATTAGAATCTAAGATGTTTGTATCTGACTTAACTTACGGATGTGTTATGTCACTACGTTCTATGACAGAGAGTCAAGGAACTGTTTCGCCTTTTGAATTTTTTAACCTTTAATATAAACCTTAAAACCTAATAATATGAGTAAAGATTTTAGACCTAGATTAAGTGGACAGAAGTTAGCAAACTTCGAGTTCTTTAATAACAAAGAGAGTAGAGTGTTAGTCATTGGTGATTTACACGCTCCTTTTGATTTAGACGGTTACTTTGACCACTGCGTTAATGTTTACAACCGTTACAACTGTAACCAAGTTGTATTCATTGGTGACGTTATTGATAATCACTACAGCTCTTATCACGAGACAGACGCCAACGGAATGGGTGGAGCTGAAGAGCTAGACTTAGCTATAAATAGACTTAAGAGATGGTATCATCAATTCCCTGACGCTCACGTTACTATTGGAAACCACGACCGTATAATTATGCGTAAAGCTCAGAGCTCTCAAGTTCCTGCTAAATGGGTTAAGGAGTACAAAGAAGTGTTAGAGACTCCGAATTGGAAATTTGTAGTATCTGTAGACATTGATGGCGTACACTACATTCACGGTGAAGGCGGTACAGCTAAGACTAAGTGTCGTGCCGATATGCGCTCTACTGTACAAGGTCACCTACATACTCAAGCCTATACAGAGTATTTTGTAGGAGCTAACTCTAGAGTGTTCGGAACACAAGTTGGTTGTGGAATAGACCACGAGAAGTACGCTTTTGCATACGCTAAGGCAGGTAAGAAGCCTGCTATAGGGTGCGCTGTTGTAATAGGTGGACGTACTGCAGTTAACGAACTAATGGAGCTAGGTAATGACTAAAGCTCAAGACAGGAAACAAACGCCGATATTCTCAGGAGTGTTGGCGTACTTCCCTGACGCATTGGGAGTTGTAGCAAAATGCAGTTATGCAGGTCAAATGCAGCATAATCCTGACTTACCTCTAGCTT